TATTGGTCCACCTTTTTTAACACCCATTCTTGCTGCACCAAATTCCATTTCAAAATAATCTCTAGGAGATAAAACAGGTTGACCTGCATCTTCTTGACCCATTTTATAATTTCTATATTCATCAATTAGACCAGGTTTTAAAGCTTGTTGTCCAGCAAAATCTTTTAAGTCTTCATACTCATCTTCTGATAATTCATCTAATGGTTTTCTATACAACATTAAAGATAAAGAATTTAATTCATCCATTGGACTTGGATCAGAAGCTACTTTAATATTTTCATCCATCATCATATCACCACTTGGCGTATCAATTTGTTCCTTCATATTTATATCTGCTATACCACCTCTAGCTAATCTTAGTTCTCGGATAGGCATTGCCTCTTCATCTTCTTCTAAAGAATCTAAACCTTCTTTAGAAATATCTAACATTTTTTGAAATTTATCGTAATTAAAACCACCATCTTTTAAACCAACTCTACCACCTGATCTGTATCCATATGTATCTAACATAGAATCAACTTCATCCATATCCCACGTTCCAGTGTTAGAATATATTGCTCTGATAGCTGCTCTTCTACCTGCTTTGTCAGCAATACCTTGTTTTAATAAATCTTCATTATATCTTGCTAATGCATCTTTATTTAATTCTGCTGCTTTAATTCCGTAATCTATTCCACCTTGTGCTGCTACAGTTTTTAAATCACCTAAACCTTTAATACTTTCAGCTCCTGTTTCTAACATTTGAGCTGTTTTAGATATATCTCCAGCACCTTTTAATTCATTTGCTAAATTTAATTTATCTGCTCCTAATTGCATTTTACTTGAAATATAATCTGGAGCCGCAGCTAAAACACCTGCTCTTGCAACATCTTTTATATCCGCTTCGTCATCTGTTAAAAATTTTGTTCCACCTGCTATTAAAGCTTTTTGTGCAGCCATGCTTGTTATACCGGGAATACCTGCTGCAAATCCTTGAAGACCTGGTATCATTGCTGCTGCGTAAGGTATAAAAGGTCGTACCTCTTTAGGTATAATCTTTTTAATTCTACGTCTTATTCCTGAAAAAAATCCCATAATTTATATCTCTATTATATTGTTGAAATGCAAGTTAGCAAGACTTGTATATATGCTGGTGTTGGCTATTTTACTTGTTTTTATGTTCATAGTCAATCTAGAATATATTAGTTGTAGCCCCTAAAGGTATACTTTCTACAGTAATTTTTACATCTCTTCGTATGTGTTCTGATTTAGTATTACTATTTGGGTCTTTTATATCTGCTTGTGCTTCTTCATCAGAGTTATACTCTTTACCTGTTTCCGTGTTAGTTAATGTTACTTCACATTCAGGTGTAATAATAGGTATTTTTTTACCATCTATTATTTCATACCTGACTGAAGCTTCTGTTTCTATAAATGACATTATACGTCCTCCCTGTTAATTTCTAATATAGATGATATCACAAAAAGTTCATTAGCATCTCCTGCTTGAACTTTCAAGACTTCACTTTCTTGCATAATTAAAGGCTCATCTAGTATCTGAACAGTAGCTAAAGCAGCTATAGTTTTTGTTTTAGCAATATTAAATACTGCTCCTGACGCATCTACTAAATTTATAGTAATGTTAGTTCCACTATTAGCATCTTCTGTAACTAAAATAGATTTTACAATTGCTCTAGAGTTAGAGGGTACTGTATATAAAACAGTTAAATCAGTTGTAGTTAAATCTACTTTTGCATTTTTATATATATTTGCCATTAGCCCAATCCTAACCAAGTAAATCGTTCTTGATCTTCTTTTAATTGTGTTAAAAAAGTTGAATTTAATTGTTCTACAATAGTAGATAAAGCTCTATTAATTTGTCTTTGATTATCTTCACTATATTCTCTTTTAGGTTCTGGTAATCTTACTACTACTTTTGTCATTATCTTCTTCCATCTGGTTGCAGGTCAGCTTGAAATGTACCAAATCTCCACGATTCACCGGCCCCTGTATTTTCTATTTTAAGAGAAGCATATCTTCCTCTTGCTCTTGTATCTACTTTAGTTGTAGTTGAGTTAATTGTAAAGGGACTTAATACAGTAGTTGTATTAGGGTCCGCTGGATAATCTGCTACTGAAATACTTACTTCTGCATTTCCTGTTAAAACTTTAAAGTTAGGTAAAAATCTTCTCATAGCTAAAAAATACTCTCCTATACCTTGATCGGTTTGTAAAGCAAAATTATAAGACTCAATAAAAGAAGTTAAAATAGTTGTAGTACCATCGGGATTAATTTGGTCTGTTCCTACTTCGTGTTCAAAAAATACACTTTGACCTAATCCTGATTCACCAATAACAGCTGGAAAAGTACCAGTGTTAGAACTATTAAAAGCAGTTGCATATGGTTTAGGATAAATTAAAGAATCAATCCAAGCAGTTCTTATAGAATTTTGATTAACCCCTGTATACCAATTACCCATTGGAGTAGGTTGATTTGTTTGTCCATAATTATAAACTACATATCTATTATTAAAATCTGCTCCTTGAGTTGGATACCACCAAGTTACTTCTGTAAACAAATTATTAATACCTGCATTAATTTGTTGACCTTTAGTAGTAGCGCAATCATCATAAATATAATCTTCTACACTACAAGGTAGTGAGTTTACGGTACCATCAAATGAAAAGAAACCATTGTTAGACATCCAATAAGCAACACCATCAATTTCAATAGCAGCATTTTGTCCAATCAATCCACAGTTTGTACCTACTTGCTCAAATCCAAATGTAAATGGAGCTCCAACAAATTTCATGGTGTATAAAGAGTTATCGGTCCACACCAAAATATTTTCTTTCGCGGTCAACGCTCCCATAATCTTGGTACCATCTTGAAGTCTTTGTGAACCCGCACTGTTAACAGCTAAAATATCATACTCATTAATTTCTTCTTGATTAGAAAATCTAATAAACATATCATCTTGTGTACTTGGATCACCAATAGTTACTTCTGTTCCAAAATGAATTAAGTGTCTAGTTGTAGGAGATATTAAAGTTGTTCTTGTAGCAGTTGGGTTTCCAACTCCTGTTTCAATAGCTGTTTTAAAATTAGTAGTTAATGTAGAAGCACGTGTTGTAGCTCCTGGTGTTGTTGAAAAAGTAGCTGCAGCAGAATTTAAAGTAAAAGTCTTACCATTAAAAATAGTAGCAACTAATACCTGACCAAAATTATTTAAAGACCATATTCCAGGTTCCAGTGTAACAGTTGATGCTTCTACAGCTTCACCCCAACCTGTAAAATCAGTAGCATTAGTAACTACCGCAGAGTTATTATGAGTTGCAGGTGTTGTACCTAAAGCACCACGACTAGCTCCGGTAAAAGTATTTGTGCCTTTACCTGTATAGGTAATTAATTCTGTGCCGATTGCTAATGTACCAACTGTTGGAAAACCTGCATTAGATGTAACTGGAATTATATTTACACTATCGTTTATTCCAGAAGATAAAGTATTTGTTAAAGCTCCTGCAACAGTTCCACTCCATTGACCAATACCAAAACCATAACCATAAGATTGAGCTGAAGGTCCTACTCTTTCATAAGGTTGAACAGTTAAAGAACCACCTGTTGATATTACTGCAGTTGCTTGATTAGAAGAATTAATTGTAAACGTTGTAGGAGTTGGAACAGACAATACTTGAAATAATTGATCTTCAAATTGTGTAGCATTTAATCCAGTTCCACTTGGTAGTGTTACTGAATCTAATACAACCATATCCCCTTCTATTAGATCGTGATTAGATGTAGTTGTAATAGTACAAAGTTTTGTAGTGGTACTATTCGTTGCTAATGTAGATGAAGTAAAAGTTGTTTGAACTCCTGCATTATTACTACGAAAAGGAGTTATATCAAAAAGTTGTCCTTCAAAATATATAAGTAAAAATTTATCAGTTCCTATTGCTGTGTATCTATTACCTTCTAAGTCTACAAACGAATGAAGTTTTCTAGTAACACCTACAATGCTTTCATTAAGTAAAGATTGCCATCCTCCTATTTTTTCTGGAAGACCATATCTAAATCTTACATTATCAGATTCTACCCAACGACCAACAGCACCAACACTAGTGTCTTGTTTGTCAATCCCTGGAGCGAATTTAACTTGTTGAAGAGCCATATCGTGCGCTCCTTACGCTGTGTTTGTTTTAAAAGACCAGCCTCTTGTAGAATCTATATATACTAAAGTTACTGCTTGACCATTAGTTGATAATGATAAATTATTTGTACCAGAATTAATTGGTTGACCATTTCTTTCAACAGTAACTGCATTAGATCCAAAAGTTCCTCTTGCATCTATTATAACAATTTCATTACCAACTGCAGGTGAAGCAGGTAAAGTGATTGTTACTCCTGTTTGAGTTGTGTTTATTAAAAGTTGATCACCTGCAACTGCTGTATATGCAGTAATAGAAGATGATGTAATTGTAAAATATGATTGTTCA